AGAGCGGAGTTACTAAAGGCTATGGTTTTGGAAGAGGGTGAGGGGGTTAGTGATCTAAAAACGAAAGCTAGAAACATATTAGCTAGGGCAGAAAGAGACGGTGTTGAACCGGATGCTGAAGGTATAGTAGCGGAAGTACGAAAAATACCAGAAAGAAAGAGTCGTGGACCGAGGAAGGTAAAAAGTACGGTTGCAGTCGCAGATAAAAGCAGAGTTGGAAAAGGTCCACCTATACGCCCTCCCGCAAGAAAAGGCGTAAAGACAAAAACTGTAAAAGACAGGCCAACAAAACCTCCTACAACACGCGGTGCTCCTAAAAGAAGAGTAGAAGTTAGAGATGGGGTAGAAGTAGAAGTTCTAAGTTTCTCCGATCCTAGTACATGGACGAAAGAACCTATACACCCCCCATTAAAAGAAGAACCAGCACCTCTTAGTCGTCAATGGACGCAAGCGGAAATAGATGCAAAAGAGAAAGAAATCAGTGCTCCTATATACCCTGCTATACAGGAGAGATTACGCACGGGTAACTACACAACAGAAGAAGATTTACTTGAGCCATTTACTAAAGAAGATACTGCGAAGGTTGCTAGGTTCCTCAAAAAAGGTCCCACTACCCGTGATGTGGAAGGGCAAGCTGTTCTAGTTTATTTAGGACGAACCCTGAATGAAGATAACCAGACAGAATATGTAGGGGAAGCGTCAGGTTTAGCGGCTGATAAAAAACAAAAATTGGAAGCAGGGACTACACAAACAATTCCTGTCACACAGAAAACTATAGAACAAGGATTACACAGAGCTGCATTTGATAGAGTTTTTGAGTCCGAACAATTTAGAAGCGACCAAAAAGGTATAGACCCTGAACTTGCATCTTTCTTTATAGGGACAGGAGGGACACGTAGAAAGACGAAGAAAGTTATAGACGGGGTAGAAACAGAAGTTGAAACTCCTTCACCGGCTGAACGGGTGTTAGCTTGGGCTGAAAAGAACTTATCTCGTAAAGCAAATAAATGGCTTCAAGGCGAAATAGAAACAATGGGAGGTCAGGCATATAATATCAATAATGTTGATTACATAGCTAAATCAAGACTAGAAAATGAAGCACGGCGAAAAACTCAGGAACAAATACAGAAGACGTTAGAAGGATATGAAGAAACCGGTAATCATGCACAAGCTGCTGATGAAATAAGTAAAACAGTTAAAAAAGCTCTTAAAATAGATGCAGTTGTTGGTCTTGATATACCGCTGCATCCCACAGTAATACAGGCTATACGAGCCGGTGATCTTTTATCGGCAATAAATGGACTTCAGAGAACTAGTATAACTGACCGTCTATCCCGCATAGCTTTTGTGTATGGTCAGATACTGGGTGATGCAAAATATTCTAACGCTAAATATGATAAGTTTCGTGGAACCAAAATAAAATTTGTTGCCAATCTTAAAAACGAAGAAGGCAAACGTGTAGCAGGTTTATTTGACCCTAAGACCAATACAATAAGTATTGATGCAGAACGCGGCCAAAATGCACATACATTACTGCATGAAGTAACCCATGCTTTAACCGCAGCAGAGATTGCTGATAAGAAGTCTCCACATACCAGACAACTGAATAAATTATTCAACGAGGTTAAAGACCAACTGGGTAGTTGGTACGGCGCACAAGATGTGGATGAGTTCGTAGCGGAAGCATTTAGTAATCCAGAATTTCAGCAAACTTTGGCTAATATTATCCCCGAGCATACATATGCTAAAGATGGAAGACCCGTAAATGCACTGGAAAGGTTCTACCACACTATAAGGAATATTGTACGGCGTGTACTGGGATTACAGACTAAATCTCCAGAGTCGGTAATGAACCAGCTTGATAATCTTATAGAGGGGCTTCTTGCTCCTGCACCGCAATACCGTGATGCTGGACAGTATTCACTCACCACACGTGGTGCAGGCGAAAAAGTAGCAGCAGCATTAGGAAAGGCGCAAAAAAGTATTCCTAAACTTGATGCAGCCGTTAGAAGTGAGTTTGGTGGTAAATTAGCGGATTTCCTGTCGGGTGCGACTGTAAGTCTAAAAACAAAAGAAGGACTTCTGTGGTTAGCACCTTTGCAGGCAATCGGTGATGTAGCTGAAGGGTATGGGTTAGGGGATATAGGACACCAATTGCATGATGCCGTAAAGAATATGGTGGGCGATCAGGGTAAAGCCGAAATGCGTGCAGATGGTACGTTTAAAAGGATTGTAAAATGGTTCGACAAGGCTACTAAGGAAGAGAAAGATGCTTTTGCCAATGTAGTATATGAAAGCACGCAAGAACAGGTAGATCCCACAAAAGATAGATCTGAGTATGAGACGGATGCGGATGGTGTACCTACCCCCCAAAAACTTGAAGCATGGGACAGAATGCATGAGAAGAATTGGGGAATAATCAAGGGGGCTAAGTACGGTATAAATCCGGAAACTGGAAAACCGATATCGGGAGAAGAAACTTATATAGAAATGCGTAATTCCTACAGAGAGATATTTGGGGAGTTAAACAGGGTTCTGAATGGAGCAATAAATAATCTTCAAACTATTGATCCAGTTACAAAAGAAAAGACACCTATACCTGAAATACAAAAAGAAGAATTGAAAAGGAATATATACGAAAAAATATTCAAGAAAGCGATGATAGATCCATATTTCCCGTTAACCCGTAAAGGTGAATTATGGTTAAGTTTCAACGGGAAAGATGCCAAAGGAAAGCCAGAACCGGTATTTAAGGCGTTCACTAGCAATTTTGCACGGAAGAGTTTTATAGCAGAAGAGTTAGAGGGTAATCCTGATGTTGAACAAGGCAGTTGGAATTCATACCAGAATCTGGATCAAATGGCGGGTGACAAGCGAAGTGTGCCAGCCGGTTCGTTTATAGCTGGGGTATTAGGTGTATTGAGTGCAAATAAAGTAGGCCCAGAAGCTGAGATGGAGTTCATGCGTTTGTTCATTGATGTGCTCCCTGAATCTTCCTTTGCTAAATCTCTTTCCAGACGTGGAAATGAAGGAAGAGGTAAAGCAGGTTTTGATCGAGACCCATTGGATGCGTTCAGAACGAAAGCATACCATCTGGCGCAGCAAACTGAACGTCTCAGGTCACGTGGGGAGATAGAAAGAATAAAAGACGAAATTGAAGTGCGGTATAAAAAACTGCAGGAGGATAAATCAGAAGATGTACAAAGCGCAAAATTGGTAGCTGATGCTCTAAGACACGCTGCTAATTTTGCACTTAAGCCACCAAGAGATGCACCGGCGGCTACTGCTAACCGCATAGCCTTTATGATGACCATTGGGTTCAATGCGTCTTCCGCTATTGTCAACATGTCGCAGATCCCCTTGTTTATGTTCCCGGTACTGGCTGGTAAATACGGTATACGTGGAGCTACAAGAGAATTAGGGCGAGCTATGAAGGTATATGCACTGAGCGGTGGCAATCGTAAAATACCTACTCTTATGGAAGACGGTAGTTACGAGCAGATATACGCAATGCCTTCCATAGATAACTATTTCGTAGAACATGTAGATAGAATCAAAGATTCGGAAGGTAAGCTATTAAGGAAAGAATATTCCTTCAAGATAAGACCCGAGATACTTAAAGATATATCCAAAGACAAGAAAAAAGAGTTGGAGGAGTTGGCTATTCTGGCAAAAATAGCTGCGGATCAAGGGCAGTTAGGCCGCTCATTAATGTACGATACATTGGGCGCAGAACTATCCGGTAGAAAAAAGACCAAATGGGATTACCTAACCGCTTATTCTGCTTGGATGTTCCATCAGGTAGAACGTTCTAACCGTCAGGTAGCCATGATGTCTACCTACAACTTAGAATTACAAAAACTAAAGAAAGCACATGGGGGTAATTTAACTCAAGAACAATACGAGACAGCCGCAAATCAGGCAATATCTCAGGCACAGGAAATGAATGGTGGTGCATTCCTAGCTACTGCACCTAGATTGGCCCAAAAAGGTTTAGGTCGTGTCGGCATGATGTACAAAACATTCGGTGTACAGATGCACTACACGATGTTCAAGACTGCTTATCTTGCATACAAGGATGCAGCTCCCGAAAACAGGAAGGCTGCTATGCGGCAACTGGTCGGTATAGCTGGAACTTCAGTGCTTCTTGCAGGTGTTCAGGGACTCCCGATGTTCGGAGCAGTTATGCTGGTTGCTAACATGTTCCTAGATGATGATGAAGATGATGCCGAAACAATCGTACGTAAGTATATTGGTGAAGGTTGGTATAAAGGTCCAACAACCCAGTACACCGGTGTAGATGTCGCAAATCGTATAGGGCTGTCTAACCTTTTCTTCAGAATGAACCCATACAACAAGAATATGTCTCCAGCAGATTATGCCGCGGCAATAGCGCTAGGTCCGGCTGGAAGTATAGCCTCACAACAATATCGAGGTGCCAAACAGTTACTCGAAGGGTATATATACCGGGGTATAGAAACGATGGTCCCGTCAGCCGTCCGTAACGGGATGAAAATATATCGTTGGAGTGACGAAGATTACGCGATCAAGTCAAGACGTGGTGATGTAATAATGGATGATGTCAGTATAGGAGATATGGCAAGTCAGTTGTTTGGCTTCGCGCCTGTCAGTTATACATTACAACAGGAAAAGAATTTATCTACAAAACGAATTGATCGTGCCACCAACAAAAGACGCACGGGTATACTGCGTAAGTTATATGTGACAAGACGTATGGGTGATAGTACTGGATACAGAGAAGCCATGCAGGAACTACGTAGATTTAATAAAGATCATAGAGGCTACAGCATAAATTATGAGTCCTTCAAGAAGTCTATGGAGCAACACGTAAGAACATCGGCTCTTATGGTAGGTGGTATAACCATGAGTCCACGAATGAGAAGAGAACTCCTAGAACATCAGAGAGACTATTGGGGTGATGATTAAAAAAGACCCCTGCCGGGAGGATGGCAGGGGTCAAGTAGGAGAACGACAGACAGGGAGGTGACTGTCTAATTAATGCTATCACACTGTTCTCCAAATGCGAATACCTAATATTTTATTTTCTATAACAACTCTCGCCTCTGTTTTATAGTCCTTATCTATCAATACCTTAGCCGATTGGCGCATTGCTTCCTGAGTGTTTATGCACGGTATAAACACGGAAGAACCTGTTACCATATCATCCCATTTAACTATAATCCGCACCCCATCGGGGTTTAGATCACCCTTCTTGAGTACCCCCTGCTTCATCTTCATCCTCAATAGAACAACTTACAACTATGACATCTGTGGGTGGTAGCTGCATATGAGTACCTTTGCTTAGACGCACTTTTGCTTTGGTAGCGCCCAGCTTTGTAGTTAGATCCTGTAGAAACGCAGCATAATTTATCTGTTGCTCACTGCACCATATCCTGAGAGGTTTCGGTACTAGGTAGGCTTTCTTCAGGTCAGTCTCATATCGAGCAACTAATTTACCCCGTGGAATAGCGTCTGGTACTACAAGAGAGTCTATTCCATTATTGTTTTGCTTACGCAAATCATCCGTACTTTTTATCCATAATACATTGCTCCAGTGCTCGTGGATGTAATCATTAAGAACTTCCTCAACGGATGCATTCATATCCGATACATAATGTTTGTTATCTTTGAGCATCTTAATAGCCCATTTGAATACGTTACCTATGTTGTATTCTATAAGACCAGCACGTTTGGCTATGACTAGCCCTGCCATAGTGTTGGTTACAAACGCAGACCAGAACCGATTCTCTGATGTTAGTCCGGCCACGGTATCTACTTTGTTGCGTATTTCGTCGAGCAGTTTCTTAACACCGTCTAAGTTGTTTATAACATACTGGATATATACCTTTCCGGCGTGCCCGTATTGATTGCCCACAGCAATGCTGAATGCATCCTGTTCTTCTTTTTCTTCTGCCTCGCTGAACAGACGATCTACCTTAACTTCAAGTATGCGTTGGGCCTCCGCTTTCGGCATTGATTTGGTCATACTTACACGTTCAATTATGCTTGTATTACCAGTAGTTACAGCCAACAATTTCCACGCATCACCACGATATCTTTCTAGGTTACCGCCGCTAGCCATACGTCCCCGTTGTCTGCCACCGGTTAATTGATACGCTAAATTGCTAAGTTCATTAGCCCTGCTGTTTGTAAGTTCATCCATGTATAATGGTAAGTTATGGTATATCTCACCCCTATGCATTTTTGTGTTGTATGTGTCACGTTCATTTATAATAAGATCTTCTGGTTTGCCCCACACCGAAACTGCCGCAGCTATAGCAGTAGTTTTACCGACTCCTGACTCTTTGCTATGTATATGAAGTGCAGCACAATTTATTGGGGAAAGGTTCATAAGAATGGAACCAAAAGATGAACCTACGACAAATTGATGTAACTCGAACTTATCCTTGTTGTAAAAATCAATCATCTTCTTCCAATCTTCCAATGTACCTTTTGGTTCAAAGGAAGCAAATAATGCAGCCGTCTGTGACGAAGGAGGATTGAATTCTACTTTGTCAGCAAATATTTCCTGATTGCCTAGTATGAATGATGTGCAAGCATCGTTTGTCCAACCAAATTGTTTGTGAGCTTCATCTGCTACACTGTTAGCCTGTAATTCATTAACCCATGTTGTTGTATACTGCATTATTTCATCCATCTTGTTTATGGCGACACCATACATAGACATATGTTTACGAAATTCTTCACGTGAATTGACTATTGCTAATGGTAATGTAAATTCCCGTACGCCGTCGTGGGGTAGATGAAGTCTCATTACTACAGCTTCTCCAACTTCACTATCCCATAAACGTCGTACTACATATAAGTCATTATGGTATATAAGTTTTTCACCAACTTCCCCGTCTCTTTGTGTTACTCGTATATAAATACCGCCATTGGCCCCTCTAAAATACGGGGTTGGGTAGGCCGGTATAGTATATGTGTTGATAGGTGAATCAGGTAAATCAATAGACGGAGCTTCCACCACATTATCTTCTTCCGTGGCTTCTTTTATCCTGCTACCAAGACTTATTGGTGACTTTATTTTGCCCCAATTGGGACACTTTCTACACACATCAGGATTAAATTCATCAAAAGTTGCACATAGATACGGCCCTTTTATAAGATCCATTTTCTTTGCTGTATCCCGCGCAGTATATTCGGGATGATCTTCGGACATAATACGTGCAGCTTTTTCCCCATCCTCACAAAATTTGGCTATGGATAATCCTGCCCTCCATAATGGCTCACTTATATCTGCCTGATTAGTTATTATATTTCGTATCTGGTTGCACCCGTCGCCCCCACGGGTTTTTAAAACAATATCCTTGAATATATTTTTCCTGTTGCCAAGCAACGCGTCCATAACTGCATTGCTATTTGAAGGAATATGTTTTGCAGGAACTGGTATCGGGTCGTCATTAAAATATTTAACGAACACATCGAAATCTATAGGTTCAATAACACCCGTGCCAAAATGAGTTACATCGTGTGGTGGGTCCGATTTATAGTTATGAGTTTCCGGTATACGCAATACTCGCGCTGCATCAGATGTAACTGCTGGATCTGCTAACAAGTTATATTTTGAGCATAAACGTTTGATGTGTTCCGCTACAGGTAACCAATCTTTTAAATCAATGGGTTGCGACAAAAACCAATACACATGCACCCCATGCCCGGAATTAATCAAAAGCGGTTTAGGCAATGATAATTGCTTGCAAAAACTTCTTAGTGCAGCAATAGCTTCGTTTTGGTTTTGGTAATCTTTGCTGGGGCCGCAATCAAGATCTAGGAAAAACGACCTAAGTTGTTTGACGTTGTTTACTTTACGCGAACCCGTTTCTTTAAACGTAGCTAACGCAAAATATGTGTCAAAACCATCTCTGTCTAATCTGCGGGTTGTGTTAAGTAAAGTATCTATGGAGTCATAAAATTTCTGCACCCTTCGGTCATCAGACCTACGTGATGCAAAAACACAATAGAAACCACCTTCCCCCAACGCTCTCTGTAAAAATTCTTTTGTTTCCATTTCCCCTACCCAAAAACTAGAAAACCACGGCTATTTCACAATTCACTCCCGCTCCATAGCCGCGGCTTATATTAGTAGAGGCTAATCGTCCCAATCATCTACAATAGCGTCCAGATCTGTATCTTTAGATTTTGGAACCACAGTAGACTTCTTAGCTACTTTCTCGGGTTCCTTGATTTCTCCGTTAGATTCTCCTTTGGCTCCTGAAACAAATGGATTGTTTTCGGAAGCCTCAAAACCATCAGTTGCACCAAACGGTGAAGATGCCTCCAAAGGAGCATACTTGATAACTTGTATGGCACGCAATCGTAAAGACACGCCTGTCCCCATACTCCCATGATACGGCGTGAATGTGACGGCAACATTGATTTTGCTGCCGGTGGTCAAGAGAAAATCATCACCAAGTTTTGTATTCTTGGCATCGAATTGAACGGGTTTTCTGGTAGCGTCTTTACCGTATGCGCCCTTCAAATTGGCCTTGTAGATGTAATTTCCGTCCTCGTCTTTGGTAAACGGATTTTCAAAGCTCTTGGGCCAATCTTTTTCTGATTTAACCTTACCGTCATAGGCTTCGACCATATTTTTACGTAGTTCCTTGGCCTGTGCCTTAGACATCTTAAAATTAATTTCGTACTTAGCGCCGTCATCAAAAGGATCACAAGGTACTGACCGTCTTTCTTTTTGGTCAAACCTGTATGGGCAATTAATGCGCGGCCACAGAGCTTCTACATCGTCAATAATATAAACTGGGCTAGTTTCAGCCATGAGTCATCTCCTGTTTGCAAAATTGAAACCCATCTGTGCTTTCAAATGGGGACGTTCTCGTACCCTCAAACAATGGTGTAAAATCCAAAGTTATAGATTTTATGGTGTCAGGATGATCTATCATCTTTGAAACCATCTTTAATTCCTCCTCCTCCAGAGGGCGACAAGGTTTGAAGAAAAGTTTTGGTGTGTCGCTGTTGGTATCAAAATATATCTGGGTAACTACAGCGACAGCCGCTGTATTATGGTTCCTAAGAAAACGGGCGTACGCCTGCATGGGCATATTTCCGTCTTTAGGTTCGCCAAAAATCGAAGTAGCAGGCAAGCGTAATTGGTATACTACGTCCAACTGCCCTTCCATAGCTACGGCAAGACGTTGTGAAAATCTACAAGCTCTACTACTCCCATAACCAGAACCTCTTATATTATGAGTACAATCCATGCATCGAGCTGCCTGACGTTTATCGTCAGGTACATCCTCTGAAGGTTTTTGGGTATCAGCAGACCAGCAAATAGGTATAGCTATTTTATCAGGATCATAATTGTCCTCATAATAAGAGCGTGAAATGGGGGCTGCGTTGATGATTACTATATCCCGAAAATTCTCGTGACTAATAATTATTTCATTACCGCCCGTAAGTTCACTAAACTTCTTATCACGTATACTAAGACGTCTTAAAAATTCAGGCATTGGTTTTTATAGATCTTCGTCTTGATCAAAATCATGGGGGACTTCGGACGGCCCATCTTCCTTGGCATCCAATGTCATAATCCCTCCGTCGTCGGCATTACCATTGTCATCGTCGTCATCAATTTTTGCTTCTTCCCATGCTTGTCTTGCAGGGCTAGCCGGTTTTGGAGCAGATAAAGCTACCGAAACATCATCAATTGAAAATCGGTATGTGTTTCCCACCCGTATAAAGGTGTGGTTTGGGATCTGTTTGCGCCTTAACCACCCACGAATAGTAGATACTGATACTGAAAAATGGTTGGCTAAGTCTTCAATTGGCACGTAGGGTCCACTCATTACTTCTTCCTCACTGAAATTAAATATTCAGAATCCACGTTTAACCCCATAGGTACAACCTCGGGATTTTCTTCCAGAAATTGTTTGACATTACCTTGGTTAAGGCGTTTTTCCAGAAGTTCAGGAACTTCGTGTTCTTGAACAAAATGGTACATAGACTCCCAATCAGAAGTCCAATATCGCGTTCTAACTGTTCGGTAAAACAACCCTTCTGAAGTTCTAACGCTTTCGACATTGTGTTCTTTACAATGGTCGAGAAGAGCTTTCTTTATAGTATCCTGCTGGATCTTTAGATTATCGTCCTGTTCCTTGAACTCAACAGATAGCTCACTACGTCTGGCCTTTATCTTCAAAAAAACTTTAGTTAGTTTCTCTAGCTCGACGCCGTTCCCGTCACCCATTTTGCTCTCCCAAATCATGGTAGGAAGTGCATACTAATGTCAGTAAATGAGCTAGTCAAGCAGTTCCTTATATAAATCTATAATTTGTGTGTGAATGTGTATTTTGTTATCTAATAACCTGTAAACGTGTTTCTCTATAAGCGAACCCTGTAATTGCACAACCGTACATTTATGTGTTTGCCCCGATCTGTGCACCCGAGCATTAGCCTGAGAATAAATTTCAAGAGAGCTTGTCGGCCCCCACCACACCACCGTGTTAGCGGCAGTTAGTGTCACACCATGAGCGGCAGCGGCTGGTTGAAGCACAAGAACTCTTGGGTCATCCTGTTCCTGAAATAATTTGAATATTTCAGTGCGCTTCTTAGCTGGGACATCACCCTGAATAATCTCGTTGCTTATACCATCCGAGTTTAATTTACGTGACAATATACTAATGGTGTGTTTGAAAGGGACAAAGATGAGCACTTTCTGGCTGGACTCATCAATGACTTCGCGTAAAACCTTATACCTATGTTTTATATCAAACTCCAGTGCGTCTCCCCCATCGGTATACACCGCACCAGAACTTATTTGCAGGAGTTTATTCATATTGACCGCAGCGTTAACGGCAGTAATTTCCTCGCCCGCCGCCTGCATAACCATTCGATCTCGAAGTTGCTTGTAGTATTTTTTCTGTTGGCGTGTAAGTTCGACTTCACGTTTGACATACACCATGTCTGGAAGATCCAGACAATCCTTTTTGGTGAAACGTATGGCGGGTTGAAGTGCTTTGAACACCGTTTCTTTTGCTGTGTCTTTCGGCACCCATTTAAAGGTCGATATCTTATACATTACCATATCACGAAATGAGCCAAAAAAACGAGGGACAGCCATAGGATTAACGAGTTTAGCCAACCCATAAGCATCTAACGGACTTTGAGCGGCGGGTGTGCCTGTCAACATCCACAACCAATGATTAGTTGCCAGAATCGAATTCAAAACTTTCCAGCGTTTGGTCTGGGCGTTTTTGTAGTGAGTAGCTTCATCCGCGATCACGAGATCAAAGCCTCCCTTCTTTATCGCATCAGCTACAATTTCCACCCCGTCATAATTTATTATAATGTATTCGGCACCACCTAAAATTATCTTGCGTCTTTTCTCGGCAGACCCATACGCAACATCCACACTTCGGTGCATAGCAAAAGTAAATAGATCATTACGCCATGCGCTATCCATGATCGAAAGCGGGCAAATAACTAATACCCGTTTTATACGCCCCTGCTTTATAAGGAAGTCAGATGCCCAAATAGCAGATGCGGTCTTGCCCGTACCCTGCTCATTAAAACAAAAGGCTCTTCTGTTTTTGGTTAAAAAAGCGGCTGTACTCTTTTGATGCTCAAAGGGTTTATGTTGGCCGGGCCAATCGTAACGTTTCTCTATAGGTGATGGCACGTTAATATTTAATTTACCCAAGACATGAGTTTCATCAATGCCCCATTTCACCAGAACATTATTATCACCTACATCCTGACTTTTTGGGATAATAGTGGTGACAACAGACGGGTTACGTAATTTCAACAGTAGTGCTTTATCTTTTATTATCTCCAAAATTGTTCTCCAACTATCTTTGGGTTATGTTTTTTTCCTCGGTTTCTGTCCGTTTCGACTACGATTCTTACTAACACTCATTAGTCTGTACCCATCTGCATTAGTACCGCCCTTGCTCAACATTTTGTTGTGACTTACGTCCTTACCTTTTCGGTAACTTTTACCCTTTGTTTTATCTAATTTTCGTCTTGCCCTCTGGCGTTCCATACGATTCTTATGTTCGCCGCGCTTCTTCTGCATTTGGTATTCATGTTTATAGGGGCGTGGGGAATTTGTGTAGGGCATTAGTTTCTTCCATTATGGGCACATTCGGTGACAGCACAGTGCCGTCTGCATAACCCACTAGGTTTGGGGTTCCACATGTCATTTTTGAATGCTTGTTCTAATTTAGAGTAATCAGCCAACCACTTCTCCCATAAAGCGGGTACTTGTTCTTTTGTGTATACATCTTTTATGAGGTTTTTTGAAACGACAAATAACAAACCCGCCTTTACTTTTTCGACCTGTGGAAAATGCTTGAAAACAACAAGTGCCATCAACTCCAATTGACCTTTATCTGCGTACCGCGCAGATTTACCTGTTTTATAATCTACCACCCATGCTACATCGTCATCCAATATAATTAAATCTGCTATCCCTCTGAACCAGACTCCCTCGTCAGTAAACCCACAAGGCTCCAAATCCTTGGTAACCCCTAACTTATACTCACATAGTTTGTTACCTTGTTTAGATTTCAAACTGTCTAACGCACCGACCGCATAGTCAAACTTTGCGGGCATCGGGGTTCCGTCTCTTATGTATTCTTCTGCGGCTTGGTGAAACGCGGTGCCGTAAAGCATCGCCTCGGTCTCGGATTCGACATAATCCTTCGCAATCCTCATGTGATAGAATTGCTTTGGGCATTGTTCAAATGCCTTTATTTTGCTGAAAGACCAAGGGTCAATACTCATTTTTTAGATGTAGTCTTTTGGGTTAAATGGGACATCGGCATCAGAACCTATTTCTACGTCCCATAAATCATACTTATCTGCGTGTTGTTTAAGTTCTTTACTGTATCCAGTAAGTGAGTAACTCCGTAATTTATCAATAGCTGCTGGCACGTGAGGAACAACTTTATTTACCCAATTTACACGAGCGGTAAGTTGCGGTCTTCCTACATCACCATTAAACAATGCGAGAGTTATTTGTGCCCTACATCCGTTACAAGTAAATTCAGCAATAATACCATTGCTATCATGCACTATCCCATGAGACATAGAAGTTGTGTCCATAGTTAGCTCTACTGAATCACATTTAGGGCAACATAAAAAATCATCCTTAACAGATACATTTTGGTTATGCGTAACTGCCCCATAACCATTTTCTAATTCATATTCATCAATCATTCACAATCTCCATAAGATTTGCCCACACCCGATTCACAATTTATTGGTAGGTCCATCGCCCACTCAGGCACTATACACATACAAGATTCCATATATCCCCGTGCTTCCTCAACTTCATCGTCTGGTACACAGCACACAACGGAATCGTGGACCGTTAATACAACCTTGTATCTCTTTGATATTTCTAACATTTGCTCACCGATGATGCAACGAGCCAAGGCTTGGCAAACATTCTCTATAACTTTCCCACCATAAATGCGGGTTCGGCCTCGTCTGGTTTTATATGTGTATTCAATTGTTTGAGTAGGTACGCCGTCAAATTCATTAACTACATTTTCTGCTCGTAAATCTTCATACCGCATAAACAAACCAGAGGGCAGCTCAAGAGCACAACGTTTTGCATCTACCGATAGCAGGTTATCACGACCGAATGATACGGCATCCCCGCGTGCCAGATTAACCAACATATTCTGAGCATCACGCCACAAGAAATTTATATTGTAGTTGGCTTCTCTGTAAATCTTTATAATTCTTCTGACCTCTTCTAACTCAATATCAACCCCAAATGTTTTTAATTGTTCCTTGAACCGTACTGCTCCCATGCCGTAACCCGCACCGAGAATAGTGGTCTTACCCACAAAGCGTTCTTCTTTGGTTATATCCTTTTCATCTTTATCGTAGACACGGGATGCCATTTGAACATAGACATCTTCCCCATTGGTAAACGCATTGGTGAGATTATCTTGTTCCGCAAGCCACGCCAGAATACGTGCTTCTATCTGAGCGGAATCTGCTTCAACAAGAGAATGTCCATCAGGGGGTATTATACTACGTTTTAATTTCTTACCGTGTGTGCCCCTACTAGGGAGGTTCTGTAGGTTGATCTTATCGTCCCCACCCCACCTACCTGTATGGGCTGCATAATATTTAACAGGCACCGGTAACAGACCCCGCTTCGAGATGTCGATAAATCGTTGTGTCCTAGTTTCTTCTAGTGTGCTCTTATTCCCAAGACGAGCTGCAACCAACGTTTGTACAGATGAGTTCTCATGGTCAGCGAGTGCCATAAAATCTTCATCAGATTTAGCGAAAGCAAATGTTTCCTTGCCTGTGGTTTGGCTTATTTTCATAGGGGGAGTAACCCCAAGCCCTTCAAGTAATTTGGCAAACTTGGGGTTACTCATAAGATCTTTTTTATCTACTCCGGCATTACCCAACAATTTATCTTTGTGGTCACGTGTTTCTATAAGGTGTTGTTCCAGTAACCCAAGATCCAAATCTAATACAGGATCTATAAACATACGTAAGGTAAGATCTATGAGTTTAAGTTCTTTCTTGGGGAACCCCACACCTATTTTTTTGAAGAGCGCATGGGCTAACTCGACATCGTTTATACAATAATCTCCGTATCTTGAGAGTTCTTCTTCCGAGAAGTCTTTTCTTCTTTTCCCCACTGCATCTGATACGGCTGTGCCCTTAATTCCAAGATCATATCTTTCAGCCAACGCGTGGAGACTTGCACTAACTTCCACCCCGTCCACAGCACGGGCGATACACAAAGTATCGGTATAAGCCCGAGGAGTAATACCAAAGATCCAACTAGCAATGGCACCATCAAACATAGAATTATGAGCACATACCATAGCCTCTTCCCAGTTGAATGTTTGTAGAAACGCCTTGGTTTGTTCCTGTGTCCCACTAGCCCACTCCGTTTCGTTGTTGTTCACTTTCACTGCTACTCCAATGACTTCAAAACGGGGATCACGTATATACTCCTCCGTTGTCATCTTCGACAGTGAGAACTCTTTGTCGTAATAAGTTTCAAAGTCTATGGTTATTAAGTCCATTGGCTGTTCTCCGATATTATTTTAAGAACAGAATGCTCGGTTTGGTCTTGGTCATTGTGTGATAGTCCAACTGCACCTTCAGTGTGTGTATGATTTTACCCGCAGAGTTATTCATCTCTGAGGCTACCTTGGGGGTTATGTTTCCCGTTTTTAGATCATCAAAGGTGTCGCATAATTCGTTACGTAGGTCTGTTATGTTCTTCATCTCTGTTCTCCGTTGTTGAGATATCTTCGTATCTTGATTTGCACTCTTTTTAATTCGATTAGTTCTGGTGGGATCGAAGTACTACACTTCAAAAGTTTTTTCACGTAGGCGTCGGACAGGCTATCCCTTTCGCCTTGGCCTCTCGCTCGAACCCGCACGGCTATTCTGGCACGTTCGTCGTCTGTAAGGCGGGCCATATATGCCAAGTCGTAAGCCTTTTTGGCTACCCTCTGCGCTTCAGTGGGGGGCTTACGGTTCTCCCTACGTTTGTCTAGGTTGGCCCTAGCCCACGCACAATCCCGAACACGTTGATACTCCTTCTGTTCTTCGGACAGGGATGCCTTCCACTTCCGCGTTGCAGCGCGTCGGCGCTCTCTCTGTTCTTCGGACAAGGATGCCTCCCACTTCCGCTGCAATGCGCGTTCACGCTCTTTCTGTTCTTTGGTCATGTTTGCCCTCCAATTCCGCGTCGAAGTGCGTTGGCGCTCTTTCTGTTCTTCGGTCATGTTTACGCGCCACTTCCGCATCGCAGCGCGTCGATGCTCTTTCTGTTCTTCGGACATGCTTTCACGGTATTTTTTATTTTCCTCTCGCTTACGCTCTCGCCGTTCCTCGTCGGAGATGTTTTTACGTCTAGTCATATTTAACCTCCCCTCCCCC